GCAAACCAGAACCCAAACAGTTCTACAAACATAAACATTATGAACATACCGTAGGTAATGGCTGGTCTGACCATCGCCCTAGAGTTAATAACCCACTGGGACGCACCTTTGCCAATCTCGATGTCGTGAGCATACAAAGACTCCCTTTCTTGGGCTTGAGTCTGCATCTCAATCTGTTGGGTCTTAATCTCTTCTACATGGGCTTGGGCGGCAAAGCCACGCTCTGCCATCTGGAGTTCCCGTTCGGTCTGCAAACGAGCCATTTCCATCTCATGCTTCTTGTCGGACTTGTCTTGGAAGAACCCTAATAGGTTAGGCAATCCTCCTGACAAGAAGGATATAAGGGTGGTAAACAGGGTAATCATTTTTTAGACCTTTCTTCTAGCAATTTAACCCGTACATGAAGCTCATGGAGTTCTTTGTATAGCTCTTCCCGCATTTTGGCTCTGCGCTCGGCTGATATTGGGCTATCGGTGGGTACGCCCTCGCTTGTAATTAGGGCTGGCATCTTACCCTCTATCTGAGTAAGACGGGTTTGGAATGAGGATACTTGACCGAGTAGCCACGCTATACAGGCTACAAGAATCGGAATAACCGCCTTTAGTACGTCTTGCATATTCATTTTTTAGACCCCCATACAATAAAATAAGCAATCCAACCTGCTGCCAGAAAGCACCAGAACTGCACCCACTTAACCTTTTCTAACTCCGCATCAAAGTACTTGCGGTCTTCCTTCTCTAGCCGTTCAATCTCGGTCTTGATGTCTAGCACTTTTTGCCACTCTTTAGTGCCGTGCTGCTTTATAAAGTCCACCCTTAATTTGTACTCTTCATCGCTTATCTTCTTGCGGTGTTTGTACTCCTCAAGGGCTTTGAATATTGCCCGTTCCTTCTTAAACTCTGCTTCTCTACGCTCACGAATCTTTGCTTGCGCTTGCTGTCTTGCTACATCTACCGCTTCCTTCTGTACTTCCTCGATGTTCTTGCCAATCTCTCGCCCAGCCTCTCGACCAGTCTTAATCCCTTCGCTTATGCCCTTTGCACCAGCAGATAGTCCGAGTTCGTCTGACATGATTCAATTTAGAACACCTTTCCGCCAGCGGCAGGTACAGAAGTAGCATGAATAGATATATGCTGTTTAAGATTCAAAGGAGCGTTGCAGTCTGAGCAGGTATCTGCCTCTAGCTCGGCTTTATCTAAGTCGTAACCACAAGCGGCACAAACCACTTCTATTTCGTGGTGCGGCTCAATTAAACCGCCTTCTAGTGTTCTAGCTTCTATAGTTTGTTTCATGTTAGCCCCATTTCTTTACGGATCTTGGTTGCTGAAATATTGTGCGTTGCATCATCAAAAGTCTCTTGCTCAATCTTGTAGCCAACGTCACGCCCGTAGGTAATGTTGGTAATATTAGGAACGACCTGAATCTCGTATTGCCCTTGAAACAACGGGTCTAAGTCTCTCTTAATGTTAGCTTTTACCTGCTCGATAGCAAATGGGTTGCTACCCTGCCAGCCCTGACAATCACGGATCTGGATAACTACTTGACCCGTCTTGGCAATGGCTCGCTCAAACAAGGCTCTATGACCTGGATGCCACGGTTGCCATCTACCCAGCATCTGTACTGTTTCAGATTGCCAGTTAAAGGTAGGGCGTCTGCGGTTCTCAATAATGTGGTTGCCAATGAACTCAGCCCACTTCTCGCAGTTCTGCTCCGTAACACGGAAGTCATATACTGTTGGCGGAATAAAGGCTTTGTTGGTATCCTCGTAACGACCAGCATCAATGGTATCCATCCAGATAGTCCAGTCGGCTTTGAAGTTATTACGCATCTCTACGAGTGGTGCTACAAAGTCGCAGATAACATAATCACCGCCAGCTTCTAATGCAAACTGAGCCATACGCAAAGATTGACGAATACGACCAGCATCTGTAAAGTCCCAGTCGTTGTATTTCTTACGAACCTCATCTGCATTGAACCAGTTAACCTGTGCGTTAAAGCTAGTAAAGGATTCGCCATAGTCTTTGCGAGTACCGTTTGTCTCTAGATACTTCTTTAAGGCTTCGGCTAAGTAAGTTTTACCTGAACCTGGCAAACCCATGATTAGTATCTTTTTCATTTATCTCTCTAAGTTATCGTTTCTAATAGTAGAACGTCCTTCTAATGGTCTACCAAGAATGGTTGTATTTGTTTTGTCATTATCCCAGTCATTGTAAGCAAAAATACCCATCTGATGAATTGGGAATATATCTGCTCGCAACATAATGTCAAGCGGTGCGTTAATACCATACTTCAATACATGAGCAAGCATATTCTTTGCTACCGCTGGGTCAATAGCATAGCTGTGCGCTCGACAAATAAAATGATAGTTTGAACCTTCTGAAGCGTGTGGCGGTGTAGGTAATACCTTCCATCCTTGATTAACTTGTTCGTAACTACCCAAATAACAAATTGAATTAAATACTGAGTGTTGCGTGTAAGGCTTCACCATAATGGCATCATGCTCTAAAATAACAATTGGTTCATCGTCAAGCACACACTTCTGCCATAGGCTAATATGAGATAAGGCACAGGCTACTTCACCACGAGTTAAATAATGGTCGGTTACTTTTACCATTGCTGGAATACCATTATGTTGAGTAGGTGGTTTTATTGGGTCTTTTATACCGTTATAAGCATCCCAGTATTCCCATGCCATACCTGCTAAATCACAACTATCTGCACATCGTTTTGCTTTTTCCTCTGATTCAACATGATGTTCAATGCGAATAATATAGGCTTTAGAAACGATTAAGTTGTAACTGTAATTAAGAGAAATCATTAATCTTCTACACCAATCATAAAACTACCAGCTCTACAGGAGCTTATTTTAGACCAATTATCAGAACCAACTTGAACAGGAGAAGAACGATTGATTGTATCGCCTAAACCTAATTGACCACTGCCATTGCTTCCCCATGTCCATAAAGTTTTGTTTGTTTTAATAGCACCCTTGTGGTATCCACTTGATACCGTTAACCAAGTATCACTTCCAATTTGAACAGGAGATGAACGTTGAATTGTTGTATTATCACCTACTGCTCCAGTAGAATTACCACCCCATCCCCATAGAGTTCCGTCTGTTTTAAGAGCAGCACGAGTACCAGTACCATTTGCTGAAATAAATGACCAATCAAGTAATGAGCCTATTTGAACAGGAGAATCAAATTGGGTATAACTATTAGTGCCTAACTGACCTGAACCTGGAAAACCCCATGCAAAAAGCGCCCCATTTGTTCTTATTGCGTGTTCTCCATTATCACCAAGAGCTACGGAAGACCAAGAACCAGCAATCTGTACTGGAGACTTGATAGGAATACCAGTAGTTCCTTGACCAAGCTGTCCATTGCCATTATTGCCCCAGATCCATAAAGAATTATCAGTTTTTATAGCAGCGCCCGCACGAGTACCGCCAGATACCTTTGCCCAAGTTAGCAATCCTCCAACTTGAGTAGGAGATGAGCGATCAACCTCATCTCCTTGACCTAATTGACCTGTAGCATTTGGTCCCCATGTCCATAAAGATCCATTTGTTCTTACAGCTACACAAGCACCAGCGTACATAGTATTACTTACGCTAGACCAATCCATTAAAGCTCCAACTTGAGTGGGGCTGGATCTTGCAACTCTATCATTTTGACCAAGCTGTCCTTTGTAGTTATACCCCCATGTCCACAGAGTGCCGTCAGCTTTAATAGCAGCAACACCATTACCACCACCGCTTATAACAGTCCATTCCTCATTATCTACTTGAACAGGAGAAGAACGAGAAATTCTATTATTTTGACCTAATTGACCAGCATTATTATAACCCCAACTATACATAAATGGAATTTGTGCTGCGCCAATGGAAGCTAATAAACCTTGAAGGATGCCAGTCATTTTTACTCTCCCAATGCGTTAATATCTTCGTGCGTTACAGCAGAATTTATAGCATCTATGCGAGCTTCAAACAAAACACGAGCTGCGTCAACTGTGGCAGCGTTATATTGTGTTTCAGGATATGCGTCTGTTTCTTTTGCAATTTCTGCATTAACTACAGATTTAAATACTTGTTTAACCATATTTCGTAACATATCTTTACGTTCATCTATCGTAATTTCACGTTTCCCCCAAACAATCTGTGCTGGAGTTACATCAAGATTAAAATGATGCGTAGTTACTATTTCACGATTTGGGATTGTCTCTGGTATTAGCTCAACCGCTTCACGCCAGCCAGGTTCATTGGCTATTTTTTCATCCGATGGCTTGTAATCCAAAACGTTTAATATTTGACCGTCTTTTACCCGAATCCAAAAGCCCGTTTTCGTAAGCATTGCGTAACTCCTTTTTCAAATTACTAAAGACTGATACCCAGTCGTTATGATTTTTTTGACGAAACAGCTTAACGCTGTCATACCACTCAGTCCCATTTCCAGGTTTAGCCCACAAATAGTAGGGCAAAATTGGAACTACAATCCATGTTGGTATTCCCATTGCACCAGCTAAATGCGCTACTGATGTACATGAAGTAATTACAAGATCACAAGATGCAATAGTTTTTGCCGTTGCATCCCAACTTGAAAGATCTGATTCTTTTACCCAAACTGGGCAATGTTCAGAACCCGCATCACGTTGAAGACTTATGTATTCAACATCTAACCCATCAACTGCATTAAACATAAATTGAGGTGGGAATAAACGGTGTTGTTCGTGTTCAAACTGTGGATTTCCTTGCCAGCGCAGACCAATCCTAATCTTGTTACTTTTTTCTACATCAGGACGAGGTATATAAGATGATCCATCAATATTTTTATATTGCCATTGAAGCGGTATAGACGCTGTCATAGATGGAACCCAAAAATCATGCACAACACCAAACATAGCTTCATGTTGGATTACCATATCCACACCTTCAGCTTTTCTAATCATTGTTGCTAGTGATCCTGAACAAGCCACAACCACCTGATTACCAAGCCGTTTTAACTCACGGGCAAAACGCAGTCCATGTATTTGATCTCCAAGACCAGCTTCAAGATTTAAAAGAGCAGTGCCAGTTTGTAATCCATCCCAAATTGGTGTTGGTACTTTTGGTACTTCATTGCCAAATACTTTTTCAACTCGCCCACGATTAATTAACGTCATACCGTCAAGCAGATTACCATTACGCAATTCATACCAGCCTCGATTAAAAGCAGCACGATTATTTTTTGGTTCTTTAATTGCTAATTCTTGTAGAATTTTTTTGCTACCTTCAAAATCACCTATTAGGCTTAGTGCTAATTGTTTACTTAAAGGATGAATTTCTTTATTTTGTAACGGGTCATCTCTCCAAAAACATGGCTGTAAAAAATTTTGATATAGATGTTCTAAAACATCTTTACTATTTTGATTGTGTTGTTTTTTTAGTTCTGGTTTTATGTCATGCAATCCTGGCAACTGCCATACTTCTTCATCTCGTTCTTTTGGCGCAGTTTTATCTAAATGATTAAAATCGTACTCAAAAGACGGTAACTCAAGAAATTCTTCAATGTTACGCAATTGTTTTTGTGGGTCTTTTACTAAGTCTTCATATTCAATAAACAAAAAACATGACTTGTCATAGTTATAGCCTAATTCCAACACTTGATAAGACTGTTTTAAATGATTGATTAGTTCACTGTTGTACAAAAAATCTTCTAGGTCAGTTGGTTTTGCAATCCTTACAAGCGATGCCGCACAATCTTCTATATTTCTAACGGTAGCAATAATTTTGGGTTTGTAAGGTAGCAGTTCTTTTAATACTCCAAGAGTAGTTGATTCTGCCCAATTACGAGCTTTGTCAATTACAACAGGTTTATCAATGTGTTTATAACGAGCATCCATCATCCCACACAGTACTGCTTTAACTTGTTCAATTTCGGTAGATGCTTGCTCCGCAGAACTGTTTTTCCATGCGTTAAATGTATTAAACATCAACTCACCAAGACCACTAGTGGCACTAGCGTGTAATGCTGGATGTTGATTTAATAAAGCAGCAAGAACAGTACTGCCTGATCTTGGAAGTCCCGCAAGAAAATGAAACTTTTTCAAGTTAACCCTGCTCCTGAAATAATCCACTCGGTACTTGTTAATTTAACGCACGTTGCTATACCATTTGCAGCAAGAGTTCTACTGCCTGTTGTGCCATCAACAGCTAAACGCATGGTATCGGTATTAATTGCGATCGTTACCACACCAGCAGCATTTTGATTTATAAATGTAATAGCTGTGCCAACTGGATAAGCAACTGAGGAGTTAGCTGGAATGGTAAAAGTTCGTGCTGTGGTATCAGCAGATGGGTGAAAAATTTGTTTACCAGAATCTGTAAGAACTAAAGTATAAGCAGTAGATTGTGAATTTTGTGGAATATTGCGAAACCCAACTGCATCTGTGCCGTCTACAGTACAACTACTCAAAGTACCACTGGACGGTGTGCCAAGAACAGGAGTTACTAAAGTAGGTGAATTACTTAGCACTACATTTGTAGAGCCTGTAGAAGAAGTCACGCCTGTACCACCAGAAGCTACTGGTAAGGCTGAACCAAGAGTCAACGAACTGAGGTACGTAATTGCATCTACTACGTTTGTGCCGTTGTTATAGACAAACATTGACTTACCAGCAGCGACTGCAATGCCTGTACCTGACGTGTTCTTTACCGTAACGGCATCGGCTAAACCGTTGTTAATAAGGTATAACTTCTCAATTTGACAACCTGAACCAAGGATTAAGTTCCTAGCCCCGCCAGAAGTACCTGTAAGGTTTAGTCGTAGGTTACGAGCTGTTTGAGCCGCATTAGTATCTGTAAGGGTGACTGTAACGTCCGAACTAGAAAAGGCGACATCCGCAGACCCTGTGATTGCTTCGCTAATTGCAACAGAGAAGTTGTTGTTGGTCGTGGTTCCCCATGTACCTGTCTGGTCACCTGTACCAATCAGCTCTATTTTAAGATCACTATATGACGATGCCATAATTTTTCCTTACCTAAATAATATCCGTTTTATGCTGCTATTTCAATCCAGTTCGGGGTTTGGCTAGTATCAATTTCTAACCAGAAAGATACCGTTCCAACCTGCCCTACTGACTGTACACCTGTAACACTTACATTTGGCGCACTTCCAACTACTGTTACTTGACCAGTTGAGCCTGTTGCCTGAAGCCCTGTAACTGGAACATTAATTACTAAGTCTACTGTTACGCTTCCTTGACCAACTGTGCCAACTACTCCTGTAACACTGACATTTGGTGCGCTTCCAACTACCGTTACACCAGCTACTGCTCCCGTTCCTTGAAGACCTGTTACTGGAACATTAACACCTTCTTGAATTCCTACCTGACCTATCTGTCCCGTACCACTAACACCTGTTAAATCTATTACACCTGTGCCTGTAACTTCAACTCCGCCAATACTTCCTGTTGCTAGTAATCCTGTTACTGGAACGTTTGCCGCTGCGTTTACAGTTACACCGCTAATTGCTGCTGTGCCTGATACTCCTGTAACGCTAAATTCTACATTTGTAATAATTGCTACTGAACCTATTGCTCCAGTACCAGCTACTCCAGCACTACCTGTACCCCAGCCAGTAGAACCCCAGCCACCGTAACCCCAACCTTCAAGGTAAATTTCTATGTTTTCTTGCTTTTCTGCCTGACCTATTGCTCCTGTACCGCTAACACCTGTAAGACTTAGAACAGAGGTCCCTGTAACTGTTACACCATTTACACTAGCTGTACCAGATACACCTGTAAGGCTTACACTAATATTTTCAGCTACTAATACTGTTCCTACAGCTCCAGTTCCTACAAGCGAAGTACTCCCAAATCCCCAAGGTGAGTCACCCCACTCACCGAGACCAAAGCCTTCTAGAGAAACTGATACATCAGCCACACCGCATTAACCTTAAGCGATGCGAATAATTGCACCAGTCGCAGTAGCCGCTGGGAATACAATCGTAAACGTACCTGCTGTAGAAGACTTAGAACCACCAAAATCCAAGACAGCTACGGCTGGATTACCTGTTGCGGTGTCGTTATAAATCAAAGCGCCAAATGCTGTAATGGTCGCAGTGGTAAACGATAAGTCCGCAAAGTCGGTAAGCGCTGTAGTTCCAGAAGAAGTTGGAGTAACTTTACTTAGTGTTCCGCCCCCCAATGTGTACGAACCAGAAGCTGCTACTTCGTTAGTTGTTGTATAAGCCGTGGTAGCCGCAGTAAACGAAGCTGAGTTGTTATACAAAGCTAGTTTGAATGTGTTACCTGTGCTTGCCGTAAAGTTATGAACGCCCTGTAAGATTTGAACCTTAAAAGAGGTTGGCATGAAGTTACCTGTAAAAGCCATTTAAATTCTCCTTAATAAATTAGCAGCCTCAACTTCACCGCCCTGTACACAAATTTGAATGCAACTAGCCCTTTCGGACTGTGCTGCACGACTCAAATATTCAGAGATTGTACGCTCTAATGCTTCTCTAAAATACTTTGCTTGCTCTCGAATTTCGGGTGGGGCAGTTTCTGATACCCCAATGATCCTATTTACGCAGAGTTCTGTCAATTCTTCAAGCGGTAAACCGCCATAATTGCTTGTTTTTACGAGAGGGCTGATAATATCGCCAGTTTTAATTTCAAACATTTATGTCCTCTTTGCTTCTGGTGGGTTGTATTCCACCTCGTCTTTTACCGTATCTTTAATTTCAGAGTACTTTTTAGCCACAAACCGTTCGTTTTCTAGCCCTACGACCAACGGATCACTAAGGCGGTGGTAGCCGTACAGCTTACTAATAGTCGGCTCGCTGGTGTCTAACAGGCATGATCCTTGGGCTATACCAACCTTAATACCCCGTTCCATTGCCTTTGCCAGTAAAAACTCGCAACAAGCCCTACCTGCTTCGGCAAAGTGGACTACGTTTTTGTAAGAAAAATCAATCCCATACAGGTGGATTTGCCCTACTTTGGCAGCAATTGCATAACCAATAGCAAAGGCTACGGTGTTGTTAAAGTATCCCGTCCCGCAAGCATTCATTACTTCATCTAGGGGAAACTCTACTAATCCAGGACAACGGGAGTCTAATTCACAGGTATAGATTGGTCCTGTGTGCTTCTCTAGTACCGACCGCATAAGTCCCGTTTGAGTGCCTGCATCATCACTATCTAGGAATCGGCTGGCTGGATCCATCATAAAGACTCGGTCGTGGTAAATGACCCCTGCCATAGCATTAATTGCCCATACTTCATCAATTGGCTGAGAATGGGTCTTGGCTAGGATGAACTGACTATGGGATTTACCCATTGCCACAATAGCAATACTTTTACCTGATAAATCTGGAACTTTCATCTAACTGGATACCTTACTTGTCCACTTCTGTAGGCGTCTTGACGGTTCTTACCATCGCCTAATTGTTTAAGTTCTGCCATTGCATCGTCATAGCGGGATTTGTAGACCGTCATGGTATCAGCGTCTGACTTCATAAATAAAGCTGCTTCTAGTAACGCCCCGTATAAAAGAGCAGAGTCAAAGTTTGTCCCCAACCAAGACGTTCCAGCGGTAACAATTGACGTTGGGTAGTAAAAATAATGAAGCTCTGAGTTGTAACTAGCGTCTGGGGTAGGTCCTAGAATAAAAGAGTTGTCGTCAAAAACAGCGTAATACTGAGGTTTCCCAAAAAACGCTGAATCTGTATCAGGATAGGACTCACGGATAAAGTTAACGTCTTTATTCAATAAGTAGTGGTACTCATTTGCCGCATCAATTACCGCAAGACTAAAGGTTGATAGCCAGTCTGAAGGAGTCGATAAGTACTTATTTCCTACAGTCATAGTACCCGTAACGTTCTTGCGGATAGCAGGTAACTGCACCATGTTATAGATGCGTTGTTCTGCCAACTGCACAAAACGGGCAATCTGCTCGGCAGACGTAAACGACCCGACTGTTGCTGGAAAATCGTTCTCAGCAAAGCCCTTAATGGCAGTAGTTAACTGCGTGTAGTTCATCCCATCTTCCCGCTAGACATACGACCTTTAGTTGCAGCGCCAGCACCACGCATCTCAATCTTGCCGTATTGGTTTATAGGTTTACCCTTAAACTTACTAATCCCGCCAACAGAAATATCCATAGTAGCCATTTCTTCTGCGCCAGTCATACCTTTGGAAGTTAGTCCTTTAGCAGAGATTGTCTTGCCCTTCATTGTATGGGGAGTAGCATAGACTTTAGCGTCTCCAACTTCCTTGCCCATAACTTTTTTAGAGAACTTAGCCATTATCGACCTCTTCCTGCGGATTTACGCATCATTTGGTTTTGGACTTTTGCTAAACCACGTCCAATTTTCTTCATTACCATCTGGTCTTTACCGCCCATCTTTGGCTTTGCCTTCATGCCCAAGACTGTAGGACCTGAGTCACCTAAATTCTTGCCTTCAGTCTTGCCTTTTTTAGCAATTCCATCTGCGCTTTTCTTAAACATTTTCAACTCCTTATGTTGTTGTTACCGTTACACTACCTACCTGACCTTCTGGTGCCAAATTGTTAGGGGTTAAACCATCATTTTGTGACCCCCCAACAGGGTTCCAGCCCCATTGAAATATTCTACTACCGCCTTCTGGAAACCCAACACCCGCTTCAGTATTATCGTTGCTTCCGTTAAGTTGTAAACCGCTTGTTCCAGATACTGTATAGCTTACATCAGGGCGTGGTTCCCGTACAGCCTGTGGATCGTCTACTGGGTACATACCTAACGACAACTGTGGCTGATCTGGATCCCAACAGCTAGGGCATACCTTAATATTCTTTACTTGCTGCTTAACAATTAACTTTCTAAGCTCTTTTAACTTATACCGTTGACCGCATCGGTCACATTCGGCAATCGCAAATTTGCCACTACTAAATTTATTAGGCATAGAAGGTCGTCCTAGGAACGAACCTAGAAGCGGCTTTTTCTCTGTCCTCCGTAGAAGCCATGAGCCACTGCTCCTCGTATTCTTGCTTTAAAAATTGCACTCGTGCCTGTCCGTCTGGTAGCTTTTGAGCCATATAGAAAGCCAATCCTGCCACCATACAAGGTAATAGGCGAAAGGGAATATCAGGCTCTACCGCTCCATTAGATCCAGCATCTTGAATCCTACGCAACCTCCAGTACACAAAGGTATAAGGACCACCGCCAGCATCGGGCGTGGGCCAAACGTTAATAGAAGGAAGGTTCTGTATCGTAAGAGCCGCACCTGTTGTATGGGCAGCCGCTGTAGTACCGTTTTGACCACGGTAGCAGTTGGTTAATACATTCCCTACTACGTTGGCATAGCTGATTGTCTCATTGTCAATCTTGACAAATCCACCGATTGGAAGGGCGCTGGCGTCACTAACGGTGATAGATGTGGTCACAGCATCAATCGTGCCGTTTAAGGTCACAGCGGTCGAATTAGACTGTCCTGTCTGGCGGTTAAACCAAACTTGAATAGGACGCCCAGTAGTTAGCTTATTAGGAATCGTAGAGTAGGTAGACTCTGAAATACGGCTAATATTGATGTCAATCTGATTGCTGGTAACACCGTTATTCTGACGGACTACATGGTCTAGAAGATCAATTGTGTTGACTGGAATAGGATAGATACCTTGCCCAGTAACCATTGCAATTTGACCCTGCTCGATTGTCCAGAGGTTAATACCACGGTTAGCCCATTCAACCGTCAATAGGTTCAGGGATCTGCGGGCAGTTCGCATATCGTAACCAGTACGCAATTCCGTACCACAACGCTCAAAAGCCTCTTCAATGAGGTTATTAAGGTCTAGATTAAACGCAGAAGTTCCTGAAGTACTCATATTTTCCTATATGGTTTTACTTTTGCTTTTACCTTTTTGGGCTGCGGCACGAACTGTTTTCCCTGTGCTTTTCCTTGCCGTTTTGCCCGTGTTGTTGCTGCGTACTCCTGTGGACTTAGGGCTTCGATTGCTTTTTTTGGCAGGTATCTCTCGCCTGTTTCGGACGACTTCTTCCCTGACTTGGTTGTCCATTTCTGGTCTCCCCAAGCCTTTAAAGAACGCTGAGATTTTGCCAATCCACTCATTTATAGCCACCGCCAGCTGCCTTATATTTTTTAGCTACCAACTGCGCTTTTCTAGCTGACCACTGACCTGCGCCAGTACCATGTGTTGCAGCTGCTTTTACCTGAGAAACAATCCGTTTACGTAAACTGGGTTTAGTGTAATTACCCGCAGCATTAACTTTACCGCCTTCTTTATACTGAGTAAAGTCGGTATCATCCCTACGAGCTTTCTTAACGCCTCTGCCCATTTTAGTGGGCATAATTGCACCCATCCCACGACTCGGTCTCATACCATTTTTCCTCTGGTTTTACCTTTAATACAGCAACCATCTGCTCGTTTAGAAGCCATACCGCCTTTTTTAAAGTTATCGGGCAAATCTTGTCCCTTTTTACTCCCACCTGTATGTTTATCAAGAATTGATTGAAATCCTTGGTCAGCAGGTTTCTTACGAACATTGTCCGTAGGATTGGGGTTCTGTTTAGCTGGTGTTGCTGGAACAGAAGGGACAGGATTAACACGCTTAGTCATTACGCTCTAGTCTTCCCACGAACAGCACAACCATCAGCCCGCTTTGATGCTGAAGATACTTTTCCGCCAGACTTAAACTCACGCTTAAATTGTGTGCCTTTACCAAAAGCATCCTCCATAGGACCTGTAGATAGGTAGCGCTCTTTGCGAGCCTCTTGCTCCTTTTTTGGTAATTTAGAGATTGCATCAGCTTCTTTAGCCGCTTTTTCTCCCGCCTCTTTCTTAGCACGGCTAGATAGAATCTTCTTACCCAACATACGAGCAGCGCCATAACCAGCGCCTAGAACCGCAGCAGCTTTACCAATAGGTAGAAAGTCTTCAACGCCTACACGCTCCAAACCTTTTTCTTGCGGTGGTTTAGTAGTTGTTTTTGGTTCGGCTTTAGGGGTAGCTTTAGTGGTAGATTTGGTTTTAGTGACAGGAGGCTCTTTAACTAGCTCACTGCTAGGCTCATTTTGCTTACGAATATATTCCATCGCACGGGCGCGCACATCGTCGCCAATACCAGGATTTTGCCCTTCTTTAGACTCAAACTCGGTCTCGCCACCGTCTTGAAACTTACGCATTTTCTTTTTCATGTTAGCAAGTTCTCCCGCCTGATTTCATTTTAATCATCTTGCCTTTGGTCTTACCTTTGATCTCAATGCCACCACCTTTAGCCATGCCATGCATTTTTTTCTCGTGCCCTTTAACGGCTTTGGCAGCAACCTTCTTCATCATTGGTTTGTCTTTGGAAATATCTGAATGTTTCACGTTACCGCCTTTCTTCATGTAGCCCATTTTGTTGCGTACTTCTGTGGGCAGTTTGGATAATCCTGGGTTGCTATCAGAATCAACTTCTTTTAAGCCACCAGCTCTGAATTTACGTCCTTTATCTGCTTTCATAAACTCTTCTCCTA